ACCAGATATGACTAATACATGGGCAGCAACTACTGATGCGACATTTGATATGACAGGAGTTCAATTAGAAGTAGGCAGCGTTGCAACAGATTTTGAGCATAGGTCATTCGGTCAGGAGTTGTATCGTTGCAAGCGTTATTATGAAACATTCACACCTAACTTCTTTGTTTTGTCAAGATATAATACTGGAGGTTCTGGTACTGCTTTCAATCAATATTTTTTAGAAGTAGAAAAAAGAGCTACACCAACAGTTAGTCACTCTGGCACTTTTACTAGTTCTTCTGGTTTTCTTGGAAATCCAAGCTTTCAAAATACAAAAACAAAATCCGTAGCTATATATGGATCTAGTGTAAGTGCAAATCAATCTGTTTATTTAGATGATAGCGGTTCTGCACTAATAAAATTTGATTCGGAGCTTTAATTATGTCTTTTACTTATAAAAAACTAAAAAACCCTTTAACTAACGAGGTTTCAACAGATAGTATCTTAAGGAAAGAGAATAATGCTTATATTCCATTTGACCCTGCAAACACCGACTATCAAGAATACCTTGAGTGGAAAGCTATAGATGGCAACGAACCCGAAGCTGCTGATTAATTAACCTTATCTTGCATCTGCCTTGTCATTATCCCCATAGTGACGTAAAGAGGTGCTAATGCACAGATTCCTGCGAAGGTTATAATAGTGACAGGCATTAATGCTTTTAAAAATGCTTCTTTAATCATTATGTTTAATAAAATTTGCCAAGTAGCTTCATTATTGTCGCTTTTACTTTCTGGGTCAATGGCAGTTTTTGGTTACGTTGCAGTTCGCTATATGCAAAGCCCAGAATTTGAAAGAGAACTAAAAAATAAAGTCATGGGTAGTTTACAAGAAAAAATGAAAAAACAAATACCATTAGAAATGCCAAAGATGACAGGACCATCTTTGCCTTTATAATTTATGGAAATAAAAGATATAAATATTCCAGATATTTATATCCCTGACGTTTTCAGTTTTTATAATCACACAGAAACAATACCTTTAGATATAAATATTCCCGGCTGTACTTATCAGCACCGAGATATAAAAAATACTGGCAATATAAATCTTTTACTTGATGACCCTAATGGGGTATTTTTTACTTGTGATGCACCATTTCCAAGTTTTAACCCTATGGATTATCAGCCAAATAATTTGATACTTACAGAAGATGCACCTATTAATATGAGTGAACCAGAAATACCAGAAACAAAACAAGAAGAAGTAAAGATACCTGAAAATAAAAAAGATGATTTTTTTATAAAATGTCCATCTGAAGTTGACCAAAGAATAGGAGATTTTCGTAACGATAAAAGACTAGAACGAGTCGTAGGGCATAAACTATCGCAAGATGGAAAGAAATGTATAACGCTTTATGAGAACACAAATTTCAAAGAGCAGTTCATACCAAATTTACCTTCTGTTACTAACGCTGCTGCTATTGCTGTGGTTGCCGCTTCTACTCCGATTCTTATTAATATTATAAAACCATTAGTTAAACAAATTATAACTAAATTGACGAAAAAGAAAAAGTAATTATAATATAAATAGACAACCAAAACTTTTTTTTTAAGAGGTTTGCAGTTGCCCGACCATACTTTACGCTAAGAAAACGTTTTTTTAAATTGTTGATGTGATGTTGGCAGTCTTGAATTATCGCACTAAAACTCATGGTTTAGGTCAAGTCCAAGAAAAGCGGGGAAACTAGGTCAGTTGGTATGGCGCAAGTAACGGTTGTCTTTATATTGAACAACCAAAACCAGTAAAAGGTTTGAAGTTTGCTGTCCCTTAGCGCTTGGGCTAAGGCTCCCAAACAGTTGTTCAATTTAACTTATGTTTATGTGGCACTACTTGATTAGGTGGCACTGTAATAATAATATCTTCACAAGTTACAGCAGATGGAGAATTTGGCACAAATTGGACACCCATTTTTGCCATATCACTACAATTTTTTAAACGAAATAAACTAAGTTCAATTTTAGTTTTTTTAATCAATAATTCTTGTGCTTCAATATTCACTCTTGCTGCACGTTTACATAAGTCTCCACCATTTCCTAGAGGTATATTGAACTGCATACTTATACCATAATTTAAGTTGTAATTATCTTTCTCAAATCTTGGCACTTCAGAATAATATTTTATTGCACCAGTATCTTCATCATAAATTGGTGTTCTGGTTACTGTTTCAATAGGTCGGTTAAATGACCACGCATCTGTTAAATACGGTGTAATTGTAAGGCTTGGAGAAGTACAAACTATTCCTTGAGAATATCTATTTTGTGGTAATGAAGATGGGGTTATCATTGTGGCATTATTATTAACGACTCCAGTACTTTGTGATTGAGGAGAACTTACAGTCGTATTAGCAAATGCTTTGAAGGGCAGTAAAAATAAAATTACTGCCCAAATGTACTTGTAGTTTCTGAAGTTTGTGAGGTAGTTATAGTTCTTTGTATATTTGTAACTGTGTCTAATCCGGGAGTTATGAGCGTTTCTTGTATTGAGAAGGCAGCACCTTCTGTTACTATCTGCCATCTTGGGACTGATTCAAGATTTGGTGATGTCCACGCAAAGTTAACACCGCCAACTGTTTGTGTGGTGCTGGTTGTAGCAGTGGGGTTAATAGAATCAAGGGTAGCCTTAATGTTATGACCACTAGCTGCGTAGCTGTACCCAGATCTATATTGATATGAAGTAATAGTTTCATTAATTACACTTTGACTAGTACTTGAAGTCGTTTGACTACCGCTACGAAACTGAGGGACTACGGGTGTGGCCATCAATTTCGTAGGTAATACAATTATAAGTAGCAACCAAAGTCTAGTCAATGGTAATAGTAACTTTTGTTGAACCGATACAACTTGTACCAGACCCGCCTGCAGAACAAGTGTGAACACCGCTAGATAAACTTGTTAAAGCTAATGTACCGGCAGTACCACCTGAACCGATAGTAGTTTGTCCTGAAAGATGTGGTAAAGCAGCGATACCAGCACTTGGAGTTACGGTTGATGGTGTTGCATCACCCATAAATAAACTTTCAGTTTTTGAGAAAGCTGACCCTGCACTTGTTACTGAAGTCTCTGTTGAAATCATTGCTGGAACACCGGCAGTTAAGCTTGAAACATTTAATCCACCAATCTGACCACTTGTTGTAGAACCACCAGAAGTCACAGATGGGGTAATATTGTTGCCAGATAAGGTGTAAGTTGTCGCTGCTTTATTAGTTACTACATATGGCATATCTACTGTTATTTGAGCAGACGTAACAAATTCTTGCTTGATGTCAGCAAATACTGCTGATGGCAAAAATAAAAGTAAAGCAAATAGTTTTCTCATTTGATTCCTACTTTGTTTTTACTATTATCCACTATTTTAGGAGCATTATTGTTCTTTTTCTTACCAACCTGTAAACCGAAACTGGCCAAACTTCCAGAAAAAATCGAAGCGATGAAAGTTGGATCAAAGTCTACTATCTTTTTTCCGTCAGCAGGTTCGTAATAGGACAGAGTTAGCATGCTTGCAGACCAAACTAGAACAGCAATTTTAACAATCGTTTCTACACGATTGCCTTCTTTTTCTTCTTGTTCTTCCATGAAAAATAAAGACTCTTGTTTAATACTAGCATTTTAGCTATGTTAGGAAAGAAAGACAAAAATTATGCTTGCAATTCTCAAACCTATAGTTTTGCTTTTTGTAAAAAGTTCAGCCTTTAAGCGTTTTGTTATAGAAATTTTAGAAGTTCTAGCAAAACAAACAAACAATGAGTTAGATGATAAAGCGGTTGCTTTAATTAAATCAAAATTACTTACATAATGAATTTTTTTACTGTGTTAATAGAACCACTACCTATTGAAGTTCAATTATCAACGGAATTAAAAATTCGAGACATAGAAAACTGCCAAGACATAGAACAACTAAAAGACTATGCCGCAGCAGTTACTAAACAAAATGCTAACCACGATTATATTCTTGGTGCAGCATTAGGTAAAATTGTAGAATTAGAAGAACAAATACATTTTAGACCTAGCAATATAAGAAAATTTTTAAAGAAATTTTCTTAAAACTCATCATTGTCAGATTCGCTTTCTTGCTTAGGTTGATAATCAGAAATAACCATTTTCATGTATTGATTACCGCTTTTTGATGTAGCAGGCATCATGTTTGCTCTAATTTTTACAGCGTTGTTGCCTTTATAATCTTGTACTAGGTTCTCTTCGTTCATAGCAAAGTCATAAAGCTTAAGTATTTCATCGACAGTTATTTCTGAAACTGCCCAATACTTGTGTGTAGCATTGTCACTTTGACAATTAAACCACATTGAGAATTTGTTAGTTGATGTTTGTGCCATTGATTTCTGGGTGTGAATTAAGTAATTGAATGATCGCTGAATTTTTATTCAGATTATTTGCTTTGCAGTATTTCCAAAATTTACTGTAAAGATTAGGTTGAAGCTTTGCAGTTATGACATAAGCGTTATAAGCAGACTTCATACCATGAATTTTCTAATATATGCCTCATGCTCTTTAAATTCAATGTCAGTTGCGAGAACTTTATCCTTTGACGGGAAATATGTCTTTTTAAAGTTTTTCATAATGTCCGCTTTATCAGGTCTTGAATTTAGTTCAGCACGAAGTAAGTCAAATTCATCTTGTGAAAGTTTAGTTTTACCTTCTGGTGCAAGAGTTGGTGTAACTTTTGCACCTGAGTTAATAGGCGAATTGCTATTTCTAGCTTTTTTTGCTTTACCTGTATTATCGGTATCAGCAGCTTTTTGACTCCAAGCATCAGCTTCATCATCAGCTTGACCTAATCCATAAGCAGCAAGCAACATATATCTTCTTGTATATGTAAAAGCACTACCAATAGAAAAGTACTTATTTTTATTTCGATTTTCGCACCATTCTGTAACGATAGGTAATCTTGAGTCAATAAACTCGCCAGATTCGTGCATTAATCGACAGACCATCCAAATAATTGGTTGATCTTTTGCATCTGTTGAACATTCAGTTATAAATGTATGGCACAAACCATGTTCAGTTGCAGGTGATACAGCTTGTTCCGCTTCAGCTAATGAAACATACGAGCCAAAGTTACCTGCGGCATCTCGGACTGCGTTTGCGTAGACTTTTTGAAACTGTGCAAGAGCTTTTGCAAGCTTTGGTGTAGGTTTGATTTTATAAATTCGGTTACTTTCAATCGGTTCAGATTCAACAAGTTTCCAAGTTTGTTCGTCATTTTGTTCAGACATAAATAAAAAATATCGGCATTTATAATATACCAATAAAACCTGTTAGTAACAACCTTTATTGATATATTATTTAGGTTTGTAAACATAGCCATTAGGAAACCTTTGCTGAAATTCCCATGCTGTGGCAATCATATAATCCAAATCATAATGGTCGAATCTTAAATCCATAGTTTCTCTAGCTTTTTGTACGTCAGCAACAGCAATTGCACAGTCTCCAAATCTGCGTGGTGCAAATTCATAAGGTATTTTTTTACCTGTTACTTCTTGAAATCTGTCAAGGATTTCAAGAACACTATGCCCGTAACCTGTACCTAAATTGTAGACACTACATTCTGGTTGCAGATATTCAAGTGCAGCAACATGACCATAAGCAAGATCTTCAATATGAATATAGTCTCTAATTCCTGTGCCATCGTAAGTTTCAAAATCATTTCCAAATATTTTTAATTTATCAAGCTTTCCTATAGCAACTTGCGTTATATATGGCAAAAGATTATCTGGTATTTTTTTTGGACTATCGCCAAGATTAATAGTTGCACCTATGGGATTGAAGTATCTAAGTAAATTAATCTGCATAGTTTGATCAGTTCTATACCAATCTTGTAAGATATTTTCCACAATTAGTTTTGTTTTTCCGTAAGTACTTATGGGCTGTGTTCTGTGAGTTTCGGGTATAGGGTATTCCAATGGATTTCCATAAACAGCACAAGAGCTAGAAAAAATTAGTTTTTTACAACCAACTTTTTTCATTGCATTAAACAAAATTATTGAGCGAGCAACATTATTGAAGTAATACCACAATGGAATTTCTTCAGATTCAGGTACACACTTCCAACCTGCTAAATGAATAACAGCGTTAATATTATATTTTTCCAATATCTCAACAACTTTAGGAAGATTTATAAGATTCTCATCAATAACAGTTACTTTGCCTATAAGTCTTTCAAGCTCATGAACTGCAAACATACTTGAGTTAGCAAAATTATCAAGAATAATTGGCTTGTGTGCTTTTTTATAAAGCTCTGCACAGACATTAAGTCCTATGTAACCTGCACCGCCAGTAACTAATACGTTCATAATTTAGTAATTCTAATCCAAGCTCCTTGATGAGCCATTTCTGTTTCTTTTTTAATGTAAGTTTTAGATGCTTTTAACTTCATAACTAAAGAATCATCTTCAAGTAACATACCTCCACTTGGCACAGATAACCCATCAAGAGTAGATCTGCAAAGCTTGTCTATATCTCCAATAATTTTACTAGAAGGAAATCTGGGTGCAGATGCTTTTACTAGATCTTTATTTTTACCAGTACCAAAATGTCCTTTAGGTCTATGAAACTGAAACCTTATATCAACCCTAACAGGGTCAGTAATAATTTTACCTTCATTAATAAACTGCTCAATGCAAGAAGAAACCACTTGATTTCGCCACGGAGCTACATATTCACTAGCTTCTCTCATTCCGTAACGTGTTCTTACTTTGCTGCCTTGAGGAGCAGGCTTACCAATTACTTTTATAAGTAGATAATTATTCTCTTCTAATATCATCTTGTTTTATTGCTTCTTTTTTGTTTAGTTAGTAAATATTCTTGTACTTGTCTATTATTTATTGACTTTGGACTTGTCCAATTTACATCTGTCTTATCTGCTCTTGGTAATCTGATTACATTTTTATTAGGATTATTTTCTTGAGCTAAATATTCTAATCTAGTTTTTAAAAGAGCATAGACAAACTTTTGTTTTGAAGTAAAAGGAATATTTATATCTTGTCTTTTTAATCGTAATAAAAACAAACGACACTTTTCTTCGTTTGCAGTGTTAATAAGTTTTATCCACTTACTTTTAAACTGATTATTCATTTCTTAATTCATCGCAAGCCAATTCTACCCCTGCATTACAATCTGCGATAGTCATTTTTGTAAGAGAAGAATTTAATGTCACAAATAATGCCAATGGAAATATGACATATTGAAGAAGATAGTAAGTTTTATTCATAACCAACCTCTTTTGATTTGATATTTTTTGTGAGCACCGAACACTCTGCGGTGTAAAGATAAAGTGTTTCTGTGTGTGCCACATTCGTTAAAGTCGCCACGAGCAAAAGCGTGTTGATAGTTTTGATCAGCTTCTGCAATGTCAGCTTTGATTGCTTCGAGTTTGTCGAGAAGATCAGATTTGTTTGAATAATGAAGTTTCATCATCTTGGTGGTAGTAAATTAATTGTAATACAAATAAAGTCAAGTGTCAATGGGTAGGTTGGAGGTTATTTAGCCTCCAATCTAGCCTCCAAGTTTCTGATTTTCATTTTCATAACACGAACAGTTGTATCATCGTAGAAACCTTTAGATTCGATAGCGTCTCTTGGGTTTGTTTCCTCAGAAGCTTGTAAGTATTCCTCAACAGTGAAGTTTTTGCAAAGGAAATTAGCCCATGCTCTCCAATTTTTCTTGCCATACTTAAAACGAGCAATAAATACTTGATCGTTTAAGTTGTTTCCGTACAT